GCTGGCGTCAGTATCTCGACCATCACCGATGACACGGTGAGTGCCGAGCTATCGAAACTAGCGCGCCGCATCACCGATATCGATCCTGTGCTCGAGGACATGGCCGAGTCCAATGTCACCGAGACGAAGATGCGGTTTGAGCGTGCCGAGGGGCCTGACGGCGCAAAGTGGAAGGGTCTAGCGGCGGCTACTCTCGCGCGTCCTGGTCGCGTTCGTGACGGCGGTACCGCTCGTGTCCTCCAAGATAATCGTCACCTGTTCGACTCGGTGCACCCTCAGGTGTTGTCGGGCGTCGGTTTCGAGGTGGGCGTGTCGATGGTGTACGGACGCATACACCAACTCGGCGGACAGGCTGGGCGCAATCACGCAGTTAAGATCGAGGCGCGGCCATACCTCGGCATCAGCGAAGCTGGGCGCAAGGAACTCTTGGCCATCATGCAGGACCACTTGAAGGGATAAACAGATGCTCGATGCTCTTGCTTCGTCGATGGTGCGCCGGCTCAAGGCGCAGATGCCGGTTTGGACCGTCGAAGACTTTCCAAATGCGCCCGAGCGATATAATTTCTGCCATCAGACGTCGACGTTGCTCGTTGCGTTCGAGGGGTCGACGTATTCGGACCCGTACGCGTTATCGCCGATGGCCGCCGACCGTGAAGTCGAGATGAGTGTCACCGTATTGGCGCGTCAGTTGCGTGGCAACTTGAGTATCACCGGCGCGTTCGAGCTGATTCGAAAAGCGTTATTTGGTTGGCGACCGACGACCGAAGATGACAAACCAATTGGGTTCGGCGCGATGCGACCCACTCGAGAGTCGTTCGTTGGCGAGGAACAAGGGGTGTGGCGTTACGTGGTTGTGTACCGCAGTGCGCTGCCGACTGTAGCCGCTATATCTACCACCACTAGCGCGGCGCTGAAAAGCGTTGGACTGAAGGGTACAGGCGAATGACTCGTTATCGATACAGCGGACCTACGACGAGCTTCACACTACGCGAAGGCGGCGACGTATTTCTCACGAACGGCTGCACGACGGAACTGTCGCCGGACAATGACTATGTGCGCACGTTGGTCGCACAGGGTCGGCTCGCACCAATGGTGTTCGATGATGTGACCCCTGAGCCGGCGAAGAACAAGAAGTCGAAGGAACCCACCCAATGACTACATTTCTGCACGGCGTCGAAACCCAGGAGCTGACGAAGGGCCCGAAGGCTATCACTCAGGTCGTTAGTGCTGTCGTTGGTATCATCGGTACCGCTCCTATTCACCACGCGGAGTCTCCGGCGGTCGTGAATAGTCCGGTGTTGGTCCTGACAGATCGCGATAACGTTCAATTTGGCTCCGGAGTGAGCGGTTACACCATCCCTGACGCACTCGCGGGAGTACAAGCCCAAGGGTACGGTACGTCGTTCGTTGTTAACGTGTTCGATCCGACCAAGCACAAGACCGATGTACCCGCGGCCGACATCGACATTGTCACCGGGTCTATTGTGCTCACGCACAAAGATATCGTTAGCTGCACCGTGAAGGCCGCCGGAGGCGCCGGTAACGCCCTAACGATGGGTGTCGACTACAAGCTCGACCGCAAGACGGGTATCATCACCATCCTGACTGATGGTGCGCTCAAGTCGGCAGCTAAGGCGAACGTTGCGTATGCGTACGGCAACCCCTCGGCTATCACGGCTGCCGATATCATCGGTGCCATTACCGAAGCGGGTAAGCGCACCGGCATGCAGGCGCTGCTTGATTGCGCGTCTCTATACGGGATGAGTCCAAAGATTCTCATCGCTCCCGGGTTCAGCTCGGCGTCGAGCGTACAGGCGGCACTCCAGGTGCTTGCGCAGAAGACGAAGATGCGAGCAGTCGCGCTCGTAGATGCGCCGTCGGGCGCAAAGATGACGCAAGTGCTCGAAGGCCGAGGCACGAGTGGCACGCTCGAACTGCGGTTGAGTGATGACCGATTGTTCTATTGCTATCCGCACCTGATGGCTTACGACGCGAACACGGACTCGTCGGCGGCGGTGCCCTTCTCGCCGCGTCTTGCGGGTGTGATTGCTCGGACGGACTCCGAGCTCGGGTACTGGTGCTCGCCGAGTAACAAGCAAATACTCGGTGTCACTGGTATCGAGACGCCCCTTAGCGCCTCAGTGTCTGACGCGACCTGTGACGTAAACGTACTCAACGGCGCTGGCGTCGTGACGGTGTTCACGGGGTACGGCGTTGGTATTCGCACGTGGGGCAACCGCGCCTCGACGTTTCCGGGCTCGAGCGCGATTACGACGTTCATGTGCGTGCGGCGCACTATCGACATGGTTGACGAGTCGATCGAGAAAGCGGCTCTCGCCTATCTCGACGGTCCGGTCGGTAAGGTACTGATTCAGGCCATCCTAGATGACGTGAACGCGTTCCTTCGTACGCTCATCTCCCGTGGCGCATTGATGCCCGGTTCTCGCCTCGAGTACTTCGACGCTGATAACGAAGTATCGGAACTCGCCGCGGGTCACGTCACCTTCACGAAGACCTACTGTCCTCCGCCGCCGCTCGAGCGCCTTACCTATAAGAGCGTTCTCGACACAACCCTACTGGGGAACTAAACAATGAACGTCTCGCAGGTACTGAACGCTAACGTTTATATCGACGGCACGAACAATCTCATTGGGCGCGCCGGTACCATCACACTGCCCGACGTCGTTGCGGCGGTCGAGTCGCATCGTGGACTCGGGATGATTGGCAGTATCGAGATACCAACAGGACTCGACCTGCTCACGACGAAGATTAAGTGGAACGGGTTCTATCCCGACGCGCTGAAGTTGGGCGCTAACCCGTTCGCTTCGCACAAGCTACAGGTCCGAGCCAGCATCGAGACGTTCGGCGCTGGAGGTCGAGAGTCTGAGGTCCCGCTCATCGTGAGCCTTGTGTGCACCTGGAAGAAATCGCCGCTAGGCGCGTTCTCTCCGGGTGCGAAGGTTGAGGCCGAGCAAGAGCTATCGACGACGTATGTCAAGGTCAACGTGGATGGTAAGGATACCATCGAAATCGACATACTAGAGAACGTCTGGAAGGTAGACGGTGTAGACGTGCTCGCGACGTATCGCGCGAACTTGGGAGGTAAGTAAACATGTCGACGGAAACATTGGCTTCGTCGTTGGCGGCAGGCGTTGTTCCGGCTCCGGATGCTGTAGCGGTCGACGCAAGATACAACGACGTCACGCTTCCGAGCGGACGACGCGCGCAGGTTCTCAAACACGGCACTGGTAAACACCTAGTACTCGCGGAGCGGTTAGCACCGGAAGGTACGCGGACAGGTACGGCTCCGTGGCAGATGGCCATGGTTGCTGTCAAGTGTCGAATCGAAGGCAACGATTTGACCTATGAACAGGTGCTCGAACAGAACGATCTCGACCTGCTAGTCCTCGTTGCGCACGTACTGGGAAACGGTTCATCGGTGTCCAACACCTAACCATCCTGCGCGTGGATGGTGGTCTCGCGTGGCGTGATATCCTCGAGACACCCGAGGACGAACTTGTCGCACTGTGGGACGATTGGACCGATTACTGTGACGCGCGCGCTGCCGAGGTAGCGCGCCAAACGGAGCGAGCGAAACATGGCGGGTGACATGAAGTTCGCGATGCTCTTGTCGGTCATCGACAAGGCTACCGCGCCACTAAAAGCGGTACGAGCCGCATTCGCCGGAGCGGCGGCGGCTGGCGAGTCGCTTGGCAAACTGAGTCAGTCGCTACACGACTCACGCGAGAACATCCAAGACTTCGCCGACCGCGGTACCGCCGCGCTTCAGTCGCTGATTGAGCCAGCGTCTCAGGTCGAGCAGGCCCTACTCGCGCTACGCCCAGTCGCTGAGATGGCAGGTGGCGACAGTGTGGCAACGCTGCAAGCCGTACAGCAGGCGAGCGACGCTTATTCGCGCGCTCACACCGCAAACGCGGCTGACTACATCGCTGTATCGACTCAGATGATGCGCGCCGATAAGGGTGTCGCGGACGCTATCACCGCCACGAATGTGGCAATGAGACTAGCGACGTCGGCGACCACCGAGGCCAAGGGCGCGGCGACGACACTCAACGTCCTCTACGACTCCGCAGGCAATAAGGCTGCCGACTACGGTACAGAACTCGGACATCTGGCAGACATACTCACCCGTACGAAACAAGTGTACGGCGACGCGTTCAACGTCGGTGAGCTATCGGATCCGCTGAAGGACGCGACCGCGGCAGCGCGTGACGCGAAGGTCCCGGTCGAGCAAATCGTCGGAGCGCTCGGTGCTCTCGGCGCGGCAGGTATCCTCGGCGGCGAGGGTGGCGCAGCCGTCGCCAACGTCATCACCGGACTGCAGGCAGCGGCCAAACCTCTCGGTTTTGAACTACAGAAGACGGCGACGGGTGGCCTCGATGTACTCGCGACACTCAAGGCCGTCGTGGCCAAGTACGGCGACCTACGGTCGGCTTCGCCTGAGGCATTGGCAGCAATGCAGACCGCCTTCGGGTCGACGTGGCGCGACGTATCGCTCTTGCTCAATCAAACAGATCGGTTGAGTACGCAATGGGGCGCAATCGGCAAGTCTGCCGGCTCCGCGGCGAACGCCCAAGCGGCAGCCGAGTCGACGATGAGCGCTCAGTTGGTGAGACTCGACAATCAACTCAACAGCGTGAAGGTCACGCTCGGAACGGCTGTCATGGGTGCGGCCGCGTCGCTCGCTCCCGAGCTCATCAAGTGCCTAGAGCCGCTCGCGAAGTTCGTAGGTCAGCATCCGAAGCTAGCGGCAATCGCCGCGACCGTATCGGTGCTGGTCGTCGGTGTGAGCTCGGTCGTCGCTCCGCTCATGTCGGCTGGTAGCGCGCTCGTCGGTATGGCTAGTTCGGCGTTGACCGCCGCGGGCGCAATCGGTGCCGCTGGTACTGCTTCGGCAGCGGCAGCCGGCGAGGCAACTGCGGCTGGTGTGGCTGCGGCCGGCGCCACCGGAGGGATCGGCGCCATTACTGCGTCGTGTTGGGCTTGGGCCGCTGCGCTCTTGGCCAACCCCATCACGTGGATTGTGGCGGCCGTCATCGCCGCCGTGGCGCTCATCTACATCTATTGGGGTCCGCTGAGTGCGTACTTCATAAAGCTATGGGCGAGCATCAAGACCGCATTCGTTGGGGCTTGGCAATCGGTCGT